GTGCTGACATGGGTGCAGAAATGCCAGCTACTATGGGTGAGCCAGGCGCAGAAGAAGGTGATGAGTTCGGTGCAAGCGAACCAGCAACCGGTGGCGAAGAGCCAGCAGGTCGTATGAAGCGTGAAAGCATTCAGTATAGCCGCAAGCTAGGCAACATCTTAAGTTCAAAAAAAAAGTAAATGAAGGCGCGGATGTATTAATCCGCGTCCTTTCTAATCTACAGGGTCGTGCAGACTCTAAAGCTACTTCAGCACAATTCTCTTGGCAAGCTATGTCAAAGATGATGCAAAACATTACAGGGCAAGAAATCAACTATGATGCATTTAAATCAGAGTTTGATGCTAATCCACAACTGAAAGGTCTAGTTGATAACTTCGATGAAAACGGTGTTACTATCAAAACCAAAAACAAAGTAGAAGAACCTGGCAAGACTGGTGACAAAGAAAAAGCTAAAACGGCTGTAAATACCGCAGCCAAACGGGCTGCTGCCAAGATGATCGGTTGACAGACTAGACAAAGTGTTATATAATATACTATGACACTTTTAATCGAACGATATCAATATACAAAACTCTCTAGGGACGACAGCTCTGGTAAGCGGTTATACGCTACACCACAAGGCCATAAAGTCCCTAGTGTTACGACTATCCTGGACAAAACTAAACCAGAAGAAAGTCGTATAGCACTGGCCAACTGGCGCAAAGCAGTAGGTGAGAAGAAGGCACAAGAGATCACTACTGAAGCTGCTAACCGCGGCACACGTATGCACAAGTTCCTAGAGGACTTTGTCAAGCAAGGTAACATAACTGATCCGGGAACTAATCCCTTTAGCCAACAAAGTCACAAGATGGCCAGTATTGTTATTGCAAAAGGCATGACGAATGTTAGTGAAGTATGGGGTAGCGAAGTACCCTTGTACTTTCCAGAACTGTATGCAGGTACTACTGACTGTGTAGGAGTACACTCTGGAGATCAGAGTATTTTAGACTTTAAGCAGACTAACAAGCCCAAAAAACTAGAGTACATTAGCGACTACTTTCTACAGCTAACAGCCTATGCTCTAGCGCATAACGAAATACACGGCACAAACATCCGTAAGGGCGTTATTTTAATGTGTAGCAAGGACTTTGAATACCAGGAGTTTACTCTGGAACCCAAGGACTTTGACTATTGGACAGAAGAATGGTGTAAACGAGTGGAGCAGTACTACCGTTTGAACAGCTAAATATCGTATAACGAGGATATTTCTATGGCTGTAGTGCAAATAAGTCGCATTCAACTGAGACGCGGCAAAAAGAACGAAAGTGGTTTACCACAACTTGCTAGTGGAGAACTAGCATGGGCGATCGATACACAAGAGCTCTACATCGGCAACGGTGCAGTAAGCGAAGGTGCTCCGGCTGTGGGTAACACTAAAGTTCTAACAGAGAACGATAGTATACTGGATCTAGCTGAATCGTATCAATACAAGTTTGACGATTCAACTGTCCAAACAAGTACTGACCCAACCGACCCTGTAATCAGAAGTTTACAAAAGCGTCTGGACGAAGGGCGTGTCAACTCATCAAGCTTCGGAATCGAAGGAACCATGACACAGCTGGGAGCAACTGTAGACTATACGGCTGCTTTACAAAATGCAATCTTTAGCCTGTACTTGAGCTCGGACCCAACCAATGCTGTAGAGCTAGAATTTGATCCAGGTTACTATAAACTAACAGGCACTGTGTACATTCCCAGCAATGTTAAACTAGTTGGCACAGGTAAAGACTCTACTAGATTTTTCTTTGTCAAAGGTGGCATCAATACTGGCACTAGTCTAGCACTAGCAGGTACCAGCGTTACCACTGCTGGAACATATACAAATATCTCTGCAACAGCCTTGTCAGGTGATGGTGTAGGTGCAGTGGTAACAGTAACCAAGACTGGAACCGGTGCTACTTATACATCATCCAACACCACTGTTACTATTGTAAACAGTGGCAGTGGATTTGCCGCAGGTAATCAGATTAAGATTTTAGGAAATACACTAGGTGGATCTTCTCCTGCAAACGATCTAACTATTACTCTCAGTGATGGTCAGACTGGCTTCTACGATTATCCAACGTTCGATACTGACACAGTATTTGAGTTCATCAATAACAGTTCCGATATAAGCAATAGAAATGCTACCCCCACTACTAACTTGTTACAACCTAGAAATATCTTGATGAAGGGATTTACAGTATCCGTAGCACAGAACAATGTACGAGTGTTTAACTTTGCAGATGTAATAGACAGCAAGTTTATCAATGTTAAAGCTGTAGGTACATGGGTACATGCCAATGGATTAGTAGACAACAGTATTGCATTAGAAATGGTAGCTAAGACTAGCCTAGTTACTTGTCAACGAAACAAGTTTGAAGATTTTGAAGTGCAGGGATTTACCTATGCAGTTTATTCTAACACAGATATCATTAACAACAGCTTCTCACATTGTTATTTTAAAACATTGTATCAAGGTGTTAGTTTTGGCGTAGGTGCTGGCGTTACTGCATTTGGTCCAAGGAAGAATACAATCAGCGACAGCATATTTGAAGGTATAAGTCGCGAAGGTATTTTAGTTGATAAAGGTTATGGTAATCGTTCAGAGAACAATAACTACGTCAACGTAGGTAACAACCAAGGTGGCAATGCCAACAACGTATACGGACAGATTAAGTTTACCGTATCGGGCAATACTTCATCGCAGGACAACTTTGACCGAGCTATTGATTTAGCCCAAGCTAATTTTGCAGAAGCATATGTGCCTGAGATTATTGGACATGTTAACTTTGTAAATAGTGCGCCTACAACGATTGCAGTTTCGTATAGCCCAACAGTCACAGCAGCAATGCGCTTGCCATTAAACACATCATCGGGCTTTGAAGTAGACTACGTTTATCAAAGCACTGCATATCCTCAAATGAGAAAAGGAAAAATGCATTTAGCAGTTGACAAAACTAATAACAACATCCAACTAGTTGACGAGTATGAATACGTTGGCGAGACAGACGGAGATAGCAATGTTATCTTCCAAGCACAGTTGGTAACTACCAGTGGTGTTGAAACTGTAGTAATCTATTATAAGAACACCAATCTTGACGACGTCAGTACCTTAACTTATACTCTATCATCTATTAGTTGATGTTCAAAAGCGTTAAACATAAAACCAATCCTATTGTTAAGGATTGGTACAACTTTCGCCAACAAATAGAACTGTCCGCTAGCCCGTTAGCCGATGTTCATGCATACTTTGATCGATTACCAAAGGTTAAAATATATACTGATCCATATGATCAATCAAGGTGGCCAACGCCGTGGGAGCTCATAGACGAAAATGAATATTGTCCGTTCAATATTATTTTAGGTATGTGCTACACACTACAACTGACCAACCGATTCAGTGAGTCAAATACTATTATTACCATATCGATAGACGATATCAATAAAACAGTGTATTATTTGTTATTCGTAGATGATAAGGTCTACGGGTACGAACAAGATACTTGGATTCCAGCTATACAGCTACCTAAAACATTGAAAACAATAAAGATGTATAAGATGAAGCCTCTCCACTAAATAAGTTTCTCGCAGCAGTCAGCGCCATTAAGTACAGAAAAGAAGAATATGACGAACATTATTGTTACTAAAAGATCAGGAAAAAAAGAACCACTCACAATCGAGAAATGGCAAACGCAAGTTGCAAAAGTATGCAGTGGAATCGCTGACGTTAGTCAAAGCATGATCGAGATCAAAGCACAACCACATTTTTATGACGGTATTACAACTAAAGAAATTGACGAGATTACATTACGTGCGATTGTTGATCTCATTGACATAGAATCAAATCCTGATGTAGGACATACTAACTATCAGTTTGTTGCTGGGAAACAAAGACTCAGCATGTTACGTAAAGATGTCTACGGTGCTTACGAAGTTCCGCACATCTACGAAATCGTTAAGAAAAATGTAGCAACAGGATTGTATACAGCAGAACTTCTTGAATGGTACAGTGAGGACGACTGGAACAAAATGAATGACATGCTGGAGCATGAGAAAGATGAAGAATATTCTTATGCGGCAATCGAACAACTGATTGAAAAATATCTAGTCAAAAATCGTTCAACAAAACAAACATATGAAACTCCACAAATTAGATACATGGTTGCAGCCGCAACTGTCTTTCATAAGGAAGAACCTAATAGTGCCCGTATGCGCTATATTAAAGAATACTATAACGCGGCTAGCGATGGCCTATTTACTCTTGCTACTCCTGTTCTTGCTGGTCTTGGAACTCCAACAAAGCAATTCTCATCCTGTGTCCTTATTCGTAGCGACGATGATCTTGACAGTATATTTGCTAGCGGAGAAATGATGGCCAAGTATGCCAGCAAACGTGCTGGCATTGGTTTAGAGATTGGTCGACTACGTTCATTAGGTAGTCCCATTAGAGGTGGCGAGATCCAACACACAGGTATGATACCATTCCTAAAGAAGTGGTTTGGCGACCTACGTAGTTGCAGTCAAGGAGGTATTCGTAATGCAAGTGCTACTGTATTTTATCCCATTTGGCATCATCAGTTTGATGATCTTATCGTACTTAAGAACAATCAAGGAACCGAAGAAACACGAGTCCGTCATATGGATTATGGGGTTGTGCTTAGTAGTTTCTTCTGGAGACGATTCAAAAACAAAGAAGACATAACATTCTTTGATCCTAACGAAGTGCCAGACTTATACGAAGCGTTTTATCAAAATACAGAACGCTTTGAAAAACTCTATTGTGAGTACGAAAAGCGTAAAGACTTACGTACAAAGACCATGAGCGCCGAAGAAGTATTCAAGTCGGGCATCTTAAAAGAACGTACAGACACCGGACGAATCTATCTTGTGTTCATTGACAATGTAATGAAGCAGGGTCCGTTTGATCCTGAATACCATACCATCTACCAGAGTAACTTATGCTGTGAAATACTTTTACCCACTAAGCCTTTTAAGCGTCTCGATGATCCTGCTGGACGGATCGCTTTATGTACTCTTGGATCCATCAACTGGGGTGCTTTCCGTAATCCTGAAGATATGCGTAGGGCTTGCCGTATTCTTCACCGCAGCCTTAACAATATTCTCGATTACCAAGATTTTCTTTCTATCCAGTCTAAGTTGAGCAATGATGAGATCCGCCCACTAGGCATTGGCATTACTAACCTAGCATACTGGCATGCCAAGCGTGGACTCAAGTACGGAGACAAGGATGCACTTGCCGAAGTTAAAAGCTGGCAAGAACATCAAAGCTTCTATCTAACAGAAATGTCAGTAGAGCTAGCCAAAGAAAGAGGTAAGTGTTTAGGTAGTGACCAAACTCGTTACGGCCAGGGTGTATTTCCGTGGGAACTACGTGCTAAGGGTGTCAACGAACTTGCAGACTTTACGCCAGAACTAGATTGGGAAACCTTACGTACTAACATGATACAATACGGTGTACGTAACGCAACTAACGGCGCTGTTGCCCCAGTTGAGAGTAGTTCAGTTGTGATTGGATCAACTAATGGTATCGAGCTGCCAATGAGTTTGATTTCAGTAAAAGAGTCAAAGGCCGGATCGTTTACTCAGGTTGTACCTGAGTATCAAAATCTTAAAGTACGTAAGAACTACCAGCTTATGTGGGAACAAAAGGATTGCGAAGGCTATTTAAAAACAGCCGCAGTCATTGCAGCCTATACTGACCAGAGTATATCAACAAATACGTTTTATAATCCAGCAAACTTTGCAGATCGTAAAGTGCCAACAACATTGATTGCCAAGAACTTGATGCAAGCTCATATGTGGGGACTAAAGACGTTCTACTATAGTTTGATTAATAAGAAAGGCAGCAAAGCAGATGACGAAGAAGCGCCGTCAATGGAACTTGCTCCTATTGATTTTGATCTTGAGGAAGACTGCGAGTCTTGTAAACTATGACACCATCTAGAATAGCAATAAACAGATTGCTCAGTATGCACGGAGTTACAACTGAAGTTAATATTGAAGAACAAGACGAGGACATGCTCCTCATGACGTTAAGTAAAAATGTCCACGCTGTCTTTGTAGATGGTGAAGGTGCATTATGTATAGATTTTGAAGACTATGAGTAAAAAATAATGCTAGAAACTATTTGTGATATCATGGTAGATGCATATAAGCGTAACTGGATTACTAGTCGTGATGGTAATGTAAGTATTCGTCATCACGACCGTGACCACTTTTATATTACACCAAGTGGCGTTCGTAAGCAAACACTACAACCAGACCAGTTTAAAAAGATTGGCATTGAGAAAGGCTACTACGACCAACCTCCTCGTCCGTATCATGCAATTAAAGAGTTAGAGTATACTGAAATCAGTGCTAACCTAAAGCCTAGCGGAGAACTACCCCTACACTTTGGATTACAAAAAGAAATGGGTCAGCATACAGGTGAGGTTCGTGTAGTAGTACACGTTCATCCTACTTACTGTATTGCCGCAATGCATGCCGGTATCGATTTAAGTACTATTAGTGATGCGTTTCCAGAACTCAATCGTTATACAAAGGTAGCACCCAATGTTGGCGATGTGCCTCCTATTAGCCAAGAGCTTGCGGATCAATGCCATAAGCAGTTGCAGTTAGATAAACACGGCAACATTGCCTACGACATTGTGGGGATTAAAGGACATGGGGTAGTTGCCATTGACACAAGCCCGTGGCGAGCATTTGAACATATAGAAAGATTAGAACACATTTGCAAGATAGTACTTGCTTCAGGAAAATATTAAAATGAGTAAAGCACAATATAATTTAAACACAAAAACAGACTATCTTAATCGTAAGATGTTTCTAGATCCAGCAGGTCCTGTAACCATACAACGATTTGAAGAAGTCAAGTATAAGAAGATTGCAGACTTTGACGCTACAGCTCGTGGCTTCTTCTGGCAACCTGAAGAAGTAAGTCTTACTAAAGATTCAAACGATTTTAAGGATGCAAGTGATGCCGTTAAACATATTTTTACTAGCAACCTACTACGTCAAACAGCACTTGATAGTTTGCAAGGCCGTGGGCCAACACAGGTATTTACTCCTGTGTGTTCCTTACCCGAAGTCGAAGCTTTGATGTACAACTGGGGCTTCTTTGAAACCAACATTCACAGTAAATCATACAGTCACATTATTCGCAACATCTATAACGTGCCCAAGGATGTGTTCAACACTATCCACGACACTAAAGAAATTGTAGACATGGCCAGTTCAGTGGGCAACTACTATGACAAGCTACACGTTATCAACTGTCGCAAAGAACTTGGACAACCTGTCACTGAGAAAGAACATGTTAAGGCCGTGTGGTTAGCACTACATGCTAGCTATGCACTAGAAGCATTCCGCTTTATGGTTTCATTTGCCACAAGCCTAGCCATGGTAGAAAACAAAATCTTCATGGGCAATGGCAACATTATCAGTTTGATTCTACAAGACGAACTATTACACAAGGGCTGGACAGCCTACATGATCAATCAAGTTATAAAAGAAGATCCTCGATTTGTTGAAGCTAAACAAGAATGCGAAGCCGAAGTGTATCAACTATACATGGATGTTATACGAGAAGAAAAAGATTGGGCAACTTACTTGTTCAAGATGGGTCCAGTTATTGGACTTAATGCAAACATCCTGCGTGACTTTGTTGACTACACCGCAGTCAGTGCGTTAAAAGATATTGGTATTAAGTATCAAGCTAGTGCTCCTAAGTCAACTCCTATTCCCTGGTTTAATAAACATGTCGACACTAGTAAAAAACAAACAGCATTGCAGGAAAATGAAAGCACTAACTATGTCATTGGCATAATGAGTGACGTACTCGACTACGATGCTCTTCCAACATTATAATAAGTAAAGGAAATAAAATGAAAGCAACCGTATGGTCAAAGTCCAACTGTCCCTATTGCGATCAAGCAAAGGCATTGTTAACGATGAAAGGCATTGCCTTTGAAGAAAAGAAAATTGGGGATGGTTACAGTAAAGAAGATTTAATCGAAGCTGTTCCAACTGCACGTACAGTTCCGCAGATTTTTATCGGCGAACAACTTATCGGTGGGTTCACTGAGTTAAAACAACACTTAACAGAGGCATAAATGTTTTTAGAAAAATCAAAGTTCACAGAAGGTGACATCGTAAGTTTAAAGTTGATTTCAGGAGATGAAGTCATTGGAAAATATGTCAAAGAAGACATGGCAACTATAACACTGAATAAACCAGTGATGCTAGCTATGACTCCAAAAGGTCCTGCTATGGCACCTGTCATGATGACAGTTAGCCCAGAAAGCGAGTATGCTATAAATAAATCAGCAGTACTGTTTCAGGGTGCAACTGTAAAAGAGATCGCGGAGCAGTACATTTTTCAAACTACCGGCATTCAACCAGTGAGTGCAGGTAGTATTGTAACGAGATAATATGCCACTAGTTGCTAGAATTGGAGATACTATTGCTACAGGACACGGTTGTGACGGAACAACTACGTTGACCGGTCCATCTGGCAACGTATTCGCTAACAATAAAGGTGTTGAAAGACAAGGCGATCCTACTGTATCTCACCGAGTATCTGGTAGGGGGTGTTCTGTAAGTCATACCGCTGCAATCAACGCTGGCTCGGCCAACGTTTTTGTTAATAACAAACCAATCGCTAGAATAGGTGACTCAGCTGACGCTGGTTCTATAACTTCAGGCTCACCAAACGTTATAGCCAATTAATTTGACAACTTGATCTCGTTAGTTTATAATCTAAATATGAACATTTATTTAGATATGGACGATGTAGTCGCCGATTGGATGCCCGCAGCCCGAGCTATTGTAAATCGTAACTGGGATTACGGTGAGCGTATTCCCGAAAGTGATTGGAACAAGGTAAAAGCTAAAGCTAGATTTTATCGAGATCTACCAATCAAACTAGGCGCTCATGAACTAGTAGAATATTGCAAAAATATTGTACAAGAAACAAACGGAACCCTACAGTTCCTAACAGCATTACCACATGATTACTCTGTGCCCTATGCCGCGCAGGACAAAGTATGGTGGGCACATGAACGTTTCCCAGGAATCCCAGTATTCTTTGGACCGTTTAGCTTTGACAAACATAAACATTGCCAACCCGGAGATATCCTAATCGATGACCGGACCAGCAACTGTAATGAATGGCATGCCGCGGGCGGACTTGCACACATTTACCGAACCTGGCCAGATTGTAAAGTTTGGCTGGAATCAGTATTGCAGGCGCCGGCAAGCGTCTAGACTAACTATTAAACAAGGAGACTAATATGTCAAACAAATATTCAGAGTTCACAAAGATCGTAGAAGCAATGGAAAGCGATTTCGAAAAGTTTTACGATAAAGAAGTTGGTGCCGCAGGCACTAGAGTTCGTAAACATTTACAAGAGCTAGCCAAGCTGTGTAAAGAAACACGCAACGATGTTACCGCAGTTAAGAACGCACGTAAAGAACCAAAATAATAGCATAAATACAATGTCCAATAGGAGATAGTATGGCTTATTCAGAAAAGGTGATTGATCACTATGAAAATCCCCGGAATGTCGGATCTTTTGACAAGAGTGATCCTAGTGTTGGTACTGGTATGGTTGGTGCACCTGCTTGCGGCGACGTAATGAAACTACAAATAAAGGTTGATAGCGATGGCATTATTAGAGATGCTCGTTTCAAGACATATGGCTGCGGTTCAGCAATCGCCAGCTCGAGTCTTATCACTGAGATGGTTAAAGGAATGCATTTGGATGATGCTAGTAATATTCGTAATAGCGAGATTGCCGAAGAACTAGCCCTACCTCCTGTAAAGATACATTGTAGTATTCTAGCAGAGGATGCTATTAAAGCAGCCGTAAATGATTACCGTAACCGACACAGCCAGTAAACGGATTAAACAAAATCTGGAGAAACGCGGCAGGGGTGTTGGAATCCGGATAGGTGTTAGGACTACAGGCTGTAGTGGGTTAGCATACACTATTGAATACGTTGACGAATACACAGCTGAAGCGGGTGTTACTAACTATGCCCAAAAAGACTTTGTTGTATTGATAGATGCTAAAAGTATAGTATATCTAAATGGATTAACCATGGATTGGGTTCGCAACGGACTCAATGAAGGATTTGACTTTGTCAATCCAAACGAACGTGACCGGTGCGGGTGCGGCGAATCATTTAGAGTATAGCAGTGTGGACTAGGCAACAAACCCAGGAATGGATTACTCAAATCGAACTTAGAGTTGAGGATATCGATTACTACCTAAGGCGCACAGTTGAATGGTGCGAAACTAACGGTGTTTGGAGTGACGATCGTGTATTCTTGCTAAGTTTTATGACTGCCATTTGGGTAAGCCATATGAGGCAAGAGCCTATTTCAAAAAAAGAAATACTCGAACTATTGGGTATTCCTCATTGGGAGAAGGTGGATGATTTGGAGTACACATTGCATCCAGAAGTCCAGGAAATGGAGTTTGAAGAAATGCTAAATCATTTGGCAAGCAAGTTCTAGACAATCTTCAAAATAGATAGTATAATAAGTCTATGTGTATAACTTTTGGTATAACTTATGACTATGCATTTAGAAGGTCCGTGGCTGAGTACTACAGGTAAAAAGCGAGGCAAGCAAAAGTTTGCATCTGCTGAACAGGCAAGAAAGGCAAGAGATTTGGAAGAAAGTTGGAAAGCCCTGCAAAAGAAGTGGGGTATTGAGGCAGAAGAGAAAAAGCGGACTCGTGCGCTAAGTGCCCCTAGTTTGAGCAGCAGTTACAGCCTAAAGATTCCCGAAGGTCGTAACACTACTGCACATATTAAAAGTGTGGACACTGGTGGTAATGCTGTTCTTAAACCTGCCAAAGTGTACACAGGTACCAAAGTAAAAGGTATTGCTACTATGCACAAGAGCAATGCTGTGCCAGTGTTTAGTGATGAAGAAGCTATTGATATTAGCAAAATGCGTAGATAACTTGGTGGGATTCCAAGCTAACTACATAACCCGCCTAAAGAAGTTATGAATCTTTGGGAACAGGAAGTTTTATAGTTTTTTAACTTCCTATGTGC